CGGAGCCAAGAACGAGGAATTTGCGCTGCGCGAATACTGGCGCATCTGCGAGGTAGACGAAACGGGGAAGGATGTTCCCGTGCAACTAATCACCGCCGCAGACGCGGCAGAATAACGACCGATGGCAAAAATAGTAAGAGTATTTAAATGCCCTTGCGATGGGCGCAAATATAAGTTGGCGGGGAAGCCAAGCGATGAGCCAACATTAGAGGAGAAGCGCGAGTATGGTGAATACATTGCGGCAGGATGCACAGTACTAACCATTCCGATAGAACAATTCAGAGCAGAGCAATGGGAATGGTGCGATAAGCACTTCTAATAATAACCAGCCGCTTCGGCGGCAAAGAAGAGGCCGGATAGCGACCGGATGATTTGGAGTTAGGATATAAACCTTGAAAGCGGGAGGCCCAAAGAGAATGCCAAGACACTCCCGCCCAAAACATTAATTAAAACGACCGTTAATTCGGCAAAAAAAAGGTCCAAATGAAATACGGTTTTTATATCGACCAAGTGAGGAGCTTGGAGTGGGGAATGAATCCTAGTCAGGCGATTGCTTTCGCGTTCTGCTACACGTTGCCCAGTTGGGCGGAGCCGATTATTGTGGAGGGTAAGGTGTTCTACTTTGCCAGTCGGAATAAGGTGCTGGAGGAGGCTCCGATGATCAGCCCCCGGAAGAGTGCTGATACTGTATATCGGCACTTCCGAGCGTTGGATAAGATAGGGGTGATTGAGTATGTGAAGGAGGGGAAAAAGGACCTCATCCGGATCACGAAGAAGGGGGCAAAATGGAACTCGGAAAATTTTCCGAGTTATGGTCGGAAAAAAATCCGAGATATTCCGGAAAATTTTCCGACAAATAAGATTACTAAAGATAATACTCTACACGCGCGTGAGGGCGGAGCTGATCCTTCCTCAGATTGGGAGGGGAGAGTGATGGAGGACCGGGAGTTGGTGGAGTCCCGGTTGGAGTGGGAGTCCCGAGCCGAGGAGAGGTATGTGGCTGCGAAGGATGAGGTGAATGAATTTCTGAAGGATAACCCGGGGAAGTTGAAGTTTGCGATGAAAATGGCGGGAGTCTCGCTGTCGGATGAGGATGTGATGAAGGAGTTGAATTTGTGGCTCCTGCATAATGCAAACCGGCCACAGGTGATGTTGGATGCGCCCAACCGGATCATCTTCGGGAAATATTCCTTCACGCTATGGCTGTCCCGGAAGTATACGAAGGACAAGTATGAGGGGAAGGAGAAGGTGGTGTATAAGTCAGAGAGGAAGAATGGTGTGGGGCGGTATGATGGGAAAGTTTGAAAAAATCTAACGTGAGGCTTTTATATTACGATGGAGTATCTTATATTTGTAATTGTTGAGAGGGAGGGAATGAATCTCTACCTAGTGAGTAACATCAAAAAAGGTCCAAACCATGAAAAATTCAAGTGTAAGTGTGTGTGAGCGTGGGTTGATTGAGCAGTACATTGCTCTCCCCGTCGTACAGGAGGCGAAGGAAGGATTTAAGGCTGGCATGGCTTTTATTACAATCCTGTCTCACTATTATCCCCATTCGGAATTAACGGAGGCTTTGATTTACGAAACCATGTTCCGTGAAGGTTCAGATGAGTATGTGTTTTCTAAAGTGAACAAGTATTCTGAGGAGAACGGCCAGAATCGGAACGGGTGGGAGTTTTACAAACTATTCACGGCGGTACAGGATTTGATTAATGGGGTTGTTCCGGAATGGATGGAAGATGAAGAGGAGGAGGAAGGTGATCCGGATCAGGATGAGGTGGAGCAGAGTGCGGGTCTGTTCAAAACGGAAGACTTCCACAACATCCTTATCTTAGACTCTTACCTGAACCTTCCGGGAGTTCAGAAATGGAAGAAGGATCAGCGTCACGCGATTGCTTTTGTGGCGATTATGGTTCACTACCGTCCGGATCATTCGCTGACGAAGAAGTTGGTTGAGCTGATGAAGGTCAGCCCGGTGGAGTCAGTGAGTGCGCGGATCGCGATTGCGGTCGATCAGTACTGTGATGAATTTGGCCCGAATGGTGGATGGGAGTTGTTCAATCTGCTGTCCGATCTTCGGGCGGTCTCTTATGGTGACTTTGAGCATTTGGAGGAGATGAAGCTGAACAACTTTAAGGAGTGGAAGGAGTTGTGGGATCAGCGTCAGGCGCTGGCCGAGGCGAAGGCGAAGCGGGAGAAGGAGGAGTTTGAGAAGAAGTTTGCGGAGAAGGTGGAGGAAGAGGCCGAGTGGGTTGCTAAGTCCGGTTCTTGTCACAGTCTCTCCACGTTCTTTTCACCTGAGAGTAAGACGTTGGAGACGGCCCTGTTTTATGGGGGCTTCCTTCGTCGCACTGGTGATCTTGTGACATTGATGGAGCCGAACCTGAAGGAGGGTAATTGGAGCATGAATCTGATTCCGTCCGGAGCATCGGTGGGAATCCGGATCACAGCGTTCACGATTGAGGGCCTGAAGTTGAAGGCGTTCAATGTGGTCAAAAACTTTTACCGGGATAGTACCCGGCCTAGCAAATAGGGGTTTGATTGAAGGGAGTGGGGTGGATTCCGCCCTACCCCTTCTTTTTTTTCAATCAGTCAAAGGTCCAAAAATGAATAAGAAGAAGGAGAGAGAAGAGTTTGCCAACCAGTTGCCGAGAGAGGCGGAAGTGGAGAGTCAGGTGGTAGGACGGGCGATGATGCACGAGGAATCGGCCCGGGAAGCCTCCACGATGTTGAGTGAGATGGCGTTTAGCCATCCCCACTACCGGGAAGTGTTTAAGGTGATCAAAGCGTTGTATCTGAAGAGAGAGCCGGTGGAGTTGGTCACGGTCCGCCAAGGCCTGAAGGATGCGGGAGTGTTGGAGCAGATTGGAGGGACCAGACGGTTGATGGAGATGACGGAAAGTTATATGTACGACCGTTCATTCACGTACTTGTGCGGCATCCTGTTAGAGAGACAGATGAGGAGAGAGATGATTGAGGTGACTCAGTTTGCCCTCATGCGGATCCACGACATGGAGGAGGACAGCATGGATATCATAGCGGATCTGCAGGGGGCTATGTTCCGGATGTTGGAGACATTCCAGCGCAAGGGATTAAAGACGGCGCAGAGTGTATGTAAGGAGGAGCGGGAGCGCATCCTGAAGATATTGGAAACGAATGAGGAGGAGCTGATTGGAGTCCCGTCCGGATTGAGAGGTGTGGACCGGCATTTTGGTGGATTCAAGTCGCCGGATTTGATTGTGATTGCGGGTCGGCCAGCGATGGGGAAGAGTTCACTGGTGACCACGTTCGCGCGGAATATGTCGGTACTGAGGGGCATTCCGGTTGGTATGTTCCTGCTGGAGATGAGTGCGGAGCAGGTGAACCGGCGGATAGTGGGTGCGGAGGCTAGTGTGATCGGAAAGTATATGAATGACCCGAGGAAGGCGCGGGAGAGATCGGGAGGGGATATCCTATTGGATCGGATTGATCAGGGATTGAAGAGAGTGGGCATGGCCCCGATCTATTATGACGATACGGCGGGAATTGATATTTCCGAGTTGGAAGCGAAGGCCCGGAAGATGGTGATGAGCCACGGGGTTAAGCTGATAATGATAGATTACATTCAGCTGATCACGGACAAGACGAAGGGGAATAATCGGGAGCAGGAGGTGAGCAGTGTGAGCCGGCGGCTGAAAGGTCTGGCGAAGGAGTTGGATGTGCCGGTGATTGTGATGGCGCAGTTGAGCCGAGCGGTGGAGTTGAGAGGTGGAGCGAAGCGGCCTATCTTATCCGATCTGAGGGAGAGCGGCGCGATTGAGCAAGATGCTGATATTGTGTGCTTTTTGTATCGTCCTGAATACTATGATATTTATGAGGATGAGGATGGGAATCGGTTGAATGGATTGACGGAGCTGATAGTGGCGAAGTACCGGGAAGGAGCCACGGATACGGTACGGATGAAGTTTGTGGAGGAGCGGACGACCTTTGAGGACTATGATCCGGAAGATCGGGAAGCGGAGAGCTATCAGATGGCGGACATTCCAGCGGTGAAGCTGAATGATGATGAGGATGTTCCGTTTTAGGGAAAAAAACAAGGCCAGGGCGTGAACCCCGGCCTGTTTGCAACCGGGGGGAGGGAGACCCTGGGGAGGGCGGTGGACCCGGCTACGAAGACAAATATATAACAGTCTGAGGAGATGAGCAAGCGAGGAGGTCAATATTTATATGTACTGGTGAACTTCCCTTTTCTGTGGTTCTGGAAAATTGGGATCACGGGGAACATGGGGAGACGGCTCAGGGAGAATAGTCGGAATGTTCCCGGCTGGTACGTTCCGGTTGTATGGGTGAAGATTCCGAATGCGTATGCAGTGGAGCAGTGGCTGTTAGAGAAAACGTGTTGGACAAAGACCACCGTGTTCGGTAGAGGAGGAAGGGAGGTGAGAAATATATTTGGAGGTGTGATGGCGATGGTGACGGTGATGTTGCTGTTGGTTCTGAAGTACTTATTGATTCTCGGATTGATTGTTGGAGTGTTCTGGATGATCAGTCAGTAAAAAATGAAGGAGATGGATAACCATGAGAGAGATGTTTTGTGGAGGGAGATTTACGATGGTATCGCAAAGGGGATGGCGTTCACGGATGCGGGGGTGGATGATATTCGTCAGGCGACGGAGAATGTTTACCGGTACATCCGATCCGGATGCAAGTGTGGTCCGGGAGAGACGAGTGGGCAAACATCATTCATGTGCTGCAATATTTGTGGATTGATTGATGAGGATCAGACGCGGAAGGTATTGGGAGAGCCGGAGTATACGGAGAAGGAGATGAATTGAAAGGGATGTTTCGGGCCATGTGGTAGGTGTGAAGAAGAATAATTTGAAAATATCTACCCTCGCGGCTTGCATATTCCCGCCGTTATCCATATATTTTTAGGAGTTGAGAGAGAGAGATAATAAAAAAGTCCAACGATGCAACGTCAAGCAAAAAATCTAGTCGAAAAAACGAACTCATTCCGGAGCGCCACGCTGAAGATTCAGATGATGATGGTGAGCTCTTCCGCTATCGAGCTGTTTTGCAGAGCGGTAGAGATGAAGAAAGCCGGATTCACTTACGCTGAATGGGAAAATGAGTCCGGAGCCGGATCCACGGCAAAGAAGATCGCTAAAGAGATATTCCTACTACTGGAGGCGGAGTAGTTTTTCGGAGGAGGAGGTATGGAAGAAGATAATTGAGAGGCCTCATTAAATGCAGATCGATGGATGATCTTACGAGAATTTTGATGGCGATGGTGATTGCTTTTGTAGTGACTCGTTTGATTTTAGGACTGGAAAATACACGGAGATGAAGATGGTCAGAGAGAGAAAAAAAGGTGGTGCTGTGATTGAAGTGGGGAATGACCCGAACTGTCCGCATGAGGTGTGGCTATACAAGGTCTATTTTGATGGCCGGGTGGCGGCGGTCTGCGAGTCCTGCAAACGGATTGAGACAGAATCAACAGGAAGAGATGAAGAAGAGTAATGAGATACTGTTTACCGTTCATGGCCGGCTCCCGCAGTTGAATGATGTGATCCGGAAGACGAAGGCGGGATTTGGAGGCTATTCACAGGAGAAGAAGAAGTATACCAAGAAGGTACATTTGGAGATTTTGAGTCAGGTGGAGAGAGGAGTGAAGATCAGGCAGGGGTATGGGTTGGAGTTGAAGTGGTATGTGAAGAACCGGCTGAGGGACCCGGACAATATAGCCTTCGCGGTGAAGTACATATTGGATGGAATGGTGGCCGCGGGGATAGTGAAGGATGATGGCTTTTGGTATCTTAGGGGAGGGATCGAGCATCAGTTTTATCTGAAGGGGGAAGGAGAGAAGGAGAGAGTGGAAGTGAAGGTATTTGAAACATCACAAGGAGAGCACGATGAGTAGTCAGAAACAAACGGCAATCCTCCGATATATTGCGGATGGGGAGAAGACCAAAAAACAGATCGTTAATCGATTCGGGGCATGGCATTACCGGAACTCAAATAAGTACATAGGGGAGATTCTAACGCGAATGGTGCGGAAGGGATTGTTGGTCAGAGTGGAGAAGGGGTTGTACAAGCGGAAGCACTTTGAGCGGGTGGAAGCGGAGAATGAGAGGGAGCAGATCAGTCTATTCTAACCAGATAAAAGGGAGAGAGATGTTGTACACATTCGATTATAAAGACCGGGATGAGATGGACCTGAATATTCCGTTGGAGGTGATCAGGGAGAAGGCGGTGCGGTCGTTCGCGGAGCAGATGGCGGAAGAATCGCAGACGAAGATAAACTATGATGAGCGAGGGTTAAGGCGGATCCGGCAGAGTGTGGTGGTACTTCATCCGGAAGCGATCAATGGGATAATGAGTCAGTTAAAGACCATTGAGGAGCTGGCGCCGAGTGTGGCGCATATCACCTCAGGTATTAGGGAGGAATTGTTGAATAAATAATTACTAACTATGTCAATGGGAGAGAGCTGAAAAAATATTTGATGTTGCTATGTGAAGTCCTGTCGACGTATGTCGGCGGGATTTTTTATTTTGGGTGAAAATGTAACAGATGGCAAAGCGAAAGAAGAAGAGCGTGAAGATCGATATTGATGATCTGAACATTAGGAAACATGGGAGGGAGAACCGGGAGGCGGTGAGGAGGAGTTTGGAGGAGTTTGGAGCGGGGAGGAGCGTGTTGGTCGATAAGGAGGGGAAGTTGATCGCGGGAGAATGTGTCAGTACGGAGGCGGAGCGGTTGGGTATTCCGCTGAGGATTGTGGATAGTGATGGGAGTGAGTTGGTGGTAGTGAGGAGAACGGATTTGGCATCGGATGATCCGCGGCGGGATGAGTTGGCGCTTGCGGATAATGCGACGGGGGAGATGGGAACGTATGACATAGAGAAGGCGATGGAGATATTTGGGGCGGATAAGTTGGAGGAGTGGGGAGTGAGGATGAAGAAGGAGAGAGATGAGGAGCCGGGGGAGATTAATTGGAGTACGGAGTTGGATGTGGAGAATAACTATGTAGTTCTGAAGTTTGAGACGGATATTGATTGGATCAATGCCCGGAGCTTGTTCGGGTTGGATTCCACCTACTCGCAGAGACAGAATGGGAAGCCGTGGAGCAAGGGCGTGGGGAGAGTGGTGGATGGAGTGGAGGCGATTGAGAACCTGAAAAAATACTTCGGCAATGGTGGTTAAATTTCTCGCAATGAGTTACCGGAGAGCCGGAAGTGTGACGACTCAGGATATTTACCCGGAGGTGAAGTATGTGGTGAGTGAGTCCGATAAGGAGGAGTACCTGAAGGCGGGGCATGATATTGTAGTGGTGCCGGATTCTGCTCAGGGGAATCTTTGTCGGGTCAGGAATTACTCGCTGGATCATTTGATGGGAGAGGCGGATTGTTTGGTGTTGATGGATGATGACTATAGGGGAGTGTATGTGTGGCAAGAGCAGGAGCGCAGACGGCTTGACATGGAGGAGCTGAGGGAGTTTTGTGAGGTGAATGCGATACTGTGCCGGGATTGGGGGTTTTACTTTTGGGGATTGAATCTATCCACGGACAAAGGTTTCTATCGGGAGCATACGCCATTTGGTACGGTTCAGTATATCGGGGGGCCGTTTCAGGCGCACATGAAGGGGAGTGAGATTCGGTATGATGAGGAGCTTCCGCTGAAGGAGGACTATGATTTGAGCCTTCAGCATATGAGAAGGTACGGGGGGTGTTTGAGGGTTAATTATGCGTGTTATGATGTGAAACAGGCGGAGCAGGAGGGCGGGTGTGCAGTGTATCGGAATAGCGCGGCGGAGAGAGATCAGTTTATGAAGTTGAGGAGGAAGTGGGGAAGTGATATTGTGAAGAAGGACACGAGCTCTCGGAGGGGATTCGACTTCAATCCGATAATCAAAGCACCGATCAAGGGCGTTTAATTATCAGAGAAAAAACAGTGAATGATGGCAGTGCATGAGAATAGTTTGGCGAACCTGAAGCCGTGGAGTAAGGGTGTGAGCGGGAATCCTTCCGGGAGGCCGAGAAAGTTGATCACAGAGCTTGAGGATCAGTTAGGGGTGCATTTTCAGGCGGATCTGAAAAAGCAGGATTATTATCATATACTTCAGTCGATGTTAGAGATGGGAGTGGAGCAGTTGATTGAGGTGGGGAGAGATCGCAATGTGCCTATCTTTATGGTCACTTGTGCGCGGGCGATTGTGGATGATATGCTGAACAATCGGATGACGACGGTGGATAGTTTGTTTGATCGGTTATTTGGTAAGCCGAAACAGGTGAATGAATTGGTTGGGAAGGATGAGGGGCCGTTGACTTTCATGGAAGTCAAAAACGAGCTGAATGAGTTCTACACAGGCGGAGATTGAGAGAGAGAAGGAGGCAGCGAAGCAAAGCCTTCTTAGCCTGTATGCTTTTCTGAGGAATTTTTGGGGGGTGGTCAATTCGGAGCCGTATGTGGATAACTTTCACATACGGTACATTTGTGATGTACTGACGGAGTATGGGAGGGCGATTGCGGTCAGGGAGCCGAAGCCGGATTTGATCATAAACATCCCACCGGGATCATCGAAGAGTACGATGGTGAGTCAGATGTTCCCGGCGTGGTTGTGGCTTCATGCACCTTGGGCGGTGGTGTTGTGTTCGTCCTATTCCTCATCCCTCAGTATTGATCACTCAATTAAGTGCCGGAAGATTATCGGATCGGAGAGGTATCAGCGGTTCTTTGGCGGGTATCTGAAGGATAGATTTGGGAGTGGGATGTTGCTGACGAAGGACACGGAGAAGAGATTTGTGAATATTTGGGGAGGAGAGCGGGTGGCGGTATCCACGGGGGGAGCGGTGACGGGTAAGCATGGCCATCTTATTATCCGGGATGATCCACTGAATCCGGAGCAAGCGGTGAGTGAGTTGTACCGACAGAGGGCGAATAGGTATAATGATCGGACGTTATCGACGCGGAAAGTCGATAAGAAGAATACGCCAACGATCACGGTGATGCAGCGGCTCCATGAAGATGACAGCACCGGGCATGATCTGGCGAAGGAGGGGAAGAATGTGGTACACATCTGCCTGCCGGCGGAGGTATCGGATCGGGTGAAGCCGGAGGTGCTGAAGGAGGAGTATGTGGATGGGTTGTTGGACCCGCGGAGGATGGATCGGGAGGTGTTGGAAGAGATGTTGGTGGACCTTGGGAGCTATGGATATTCGGGGCAGTTTGATCAGGCTCCTTCACCGGAGGGCGGTGGGATGATTAAAACAAAATGGTTTAGGGAGTATGATTTGGATGATGTGGATTGGAGTCAGGTGGTGGTACACTTTTATCTGGATTCGGCCTATACATCGAAGCAGGAGAATGATCCGAGTTCACTGCTGGCGTTCTTTGTGAAGAAGAATGATTTGTTTGTGGTGAGGAGCTTGGTGACGCGGTTGGAGTTCCCGGAGCTGGTGAGGTGGATACCGGAGCAGATGGAGATATTGGGAGCGTCGAGATCGAGCCGTTTGATGATCGAGCCGAAGGCCAGCGGGTTGAGTATCGGTCAGAGTTTGCGGGTGAATACTGATCTAAACGTTATATTTGATGATCCTCCGAAGGATGAGAAGGTGGTGAGAGTGGCGGCGGTATCGCCGTTATGGGAGGCGGGGAGAGTTTGGAGGCCAAACAGGGGGGCGTGGATACCCGCGTGGGAGAATGAGATGAAGTTGTTCCCGAAGGGGAAGCATGATGATCAGGTGGATTGCTTGGAAGGAGCCACGAGAAACACGATTTTCACACGCCGGACTCAGCAAACGATGAGGACGGGTAAAGCCTAATAAATGGAGTTCAAAAGTAGCGAGGCGCAGGAATTGGTTGAGGCGTTGATGAGCGCGAGGCCAGCGTTTGAGGAAAGGAATAAGGGAAGGGAATGGAAGGGGATGATGATGACGGTGGCGTTCTCCTTCCCGGAAGACCGAGGGCGGATCTATGCCATCTTTGGGAAGGAGAAGGGAGGGGATAAATCGGGAGGACATGGAAAGTTGATCAGGCCGAAGGTGAAGACGGGCCTGAAGATGAATAGCGGGGGATGTGATACTTGTCCGGATGATGTGGTGGCAGTGGAGGGAGGATCAGATGCCAAGTCACCGAGAGTCCTGAAGGGAGGAGGAGATGAATGGCTGAAGGATGAGAAGGAGGTTCTGGATAAGTTTGAGGGAGATATTGATTTGATGAAGATATATGCGAAGAAGAAGGGAGTGGATATTGGCAAGGCGAGTACGGCGGAAGGAATTGCGAAGAAGATCGCGGAACACTACAAAGGAGAGGGATGATTGCGGTGATAGAGATTGATGATCGGAAAGTTGAGTTGGAGATTCCGCTGGTGGTGGGGGAGGTGGAGTTTGGGGTGTGGTGTGACTTCAAAAAGGCGGAGGAGAAGTATCTGGCAGAGGAGGACTCGAAACAGGCGTTGTTCTATCTGCTGGATGCGTTGGAGGAGGTGTATGGGGAGGAGGTCAGGGAGGTGCCGTGGATGAGTAAGGAGGAGAGTTTGGTGGATTTGATTGATGGCGGATTTATGATCCGGATCGGGAGCGAGTTGAGTGTGGGGAGATTATATGCCCACTTGGTGAATCTCTTCCGGTCGTATGTGCCGGAGGAGATACCGAAGGACTTTGTGGAGTTGGGGGATGGGTATGAGATCAGGAAGGAGGAAGCGGTGAGGGTGATGACGGAGAGGCCGTTGACCTTGGGAGAGGCGGTGGAGGTGTTGGAGTATAAGCGGAGGACGGATGAGGATATTGCGCGGAAGCCGTTGGAGAGGACAAATTTGGACTTCACTTTGGGGCTGACGGAGTTTGCGATTTTGGTCAGAAAGAGAGGTGAGAGACTTCCGGCGGATCCGGCGGAGAGGGAGCGATTTTTGGAGGAGAGGCGGAGGAAGTTTTTTCATTTGGATATGGGGACCGTGTTGCAGGTCCGGTTTTTTTTTATGAGCGCATTAATAGAATCCGAGGGAATAGGGATTATAAAATGTTTTGGGAAGGGAAGAAAGCGGGGCGTTCGCTTCGTAAAAGCAAGGAGCAAATGAGGAGGGAGCAGATGGCGGATGAGGCGTGGAAGATGAACGGATGGCGGATGATGTATCAGACGGGAGTGGAAAATGGGTGGTTCACAGGGGCCGAGAGATCGCCATATGAGTCTGTGTTTTATGCGAGCTTCGAGAGCTTTGTTGCGCTGTACAGTCTGAAGATCGGGCAAATAAATTGAGATGAGTGAAGGATTGACGTTTGAGGAGCTGAGGGATGTGGTGAGAATGGTGGTCAGGGATATGACTTACCAAAAGGAGTTGCAGGTGAGAACCGTTGCGGAAGTGGATGAGGCCCCGGATTTGTACGCGGCCTCATTTGGTTTTACGTTCCGGGATTATTTGAACGGAAGGTTTTGGAGCCGTGGGTGGGTGAATGGAGGAGCGAAGCCGAGTGAGTTGAAGGGGGAGTTCCCGGCGGTGTTTGTGGAGCTGTTGGAGGTAGCGCCGGCGGGGAATCGGTTGGGGATGAGAAGTACCAATTACCGGGTGAGCTTGGTGTTGATTGATCGGATAGAGTGTGAGGGGTGTGGAGCGGATGTGGAGCGGAGTGGGCCGAAGGTGCAGCGGAATGTGCTTTGGATGATGCAGGCCGTTCTGCAGGAGATGGGAACGGTGGGTTTGTATCGGATCAGTGAGAGCGGGAGTCCGGATCGGTATGAGTGGCTGACGTGGGGAGGAGCGGAGGCGCTGATGGCGGCGAACCCATTGAAGACTTATGTGAGGGTGATGGAGTTGGTGGCGTATGTGGAGGATGTGAGCCCAGTCAGGAAGTGGGGGAATTATGAGGAGATGAGGGGGGCGGCGGTTGATCTTCAGATGAGCTTCTGTTATCCGGAGCTGCTGTGGTTCACGTATGGAGATGATATTGATGGGGTGGAGAAGGTGGGAGATGTAAATTGCTGCTGATATGAGTCTGAGGAGAAGGCTGTTGGTGAAGATGGATGAGGTGATGGAGCGGGTGAGGGCGCTGGCTGAGGAAGAGATACGGGCGCAGGGCCATGTGGCAACGGGCCGCGGCGTTAATTCTTTGGAGGGGGTGGTGATCGATGGCCGGGGGGAGAGAATTGTGGGTGGCTTGTTTGTGGAGGAGTACATGATTATTCAGGATGAAGGGGTGACGGCGGCGAGAATCCCCTACTCTCCCGGATCGGGCAGAAGATTCTCCCGGTTTATTCAGGGGCTGATCCGATGGAGTGAGGTGGTGAAGCCGGGGATGGCGGATGAGGAGAGATTGGGGTTTGCGATAGCGGTGGCGAAGACGATGAAAAAGGAAGGGATGCCAACGCGGGGATCATACTCTTTCTCCCGGAATGGAAGGAGGACGGGGTGGATAGAGAGCGGGGTGGAGGATCAGAGAGAGAAGATTGAGAATGAATTGGCTTTATTCAAAATATTGGAAGGAGAATTTGGAGCGGCGGTGGATCAAGCGATGAGATAGATGGCAAAGGTACTAGCGTTCCGCGTAGAGGTAGAGGGAGTTGAGGTCGCGGTGAGGAATGAGAAGGAGTTGGCCGATGCGGTCAAGTTGGTAAATAATGCCTATAAGGAAGCGGACTATGGATCGGAGAAGCGGGACCGATTGAAGAAGCAGTTGGGGGAACTGAAGCAGATACAGAAGGAGAACCGCGCGGAGATTCGTCAACAGGGGAGAGAGTATCAGATTGCGGCGGATAAGGGAAGCGGCTCGTACCGGGCGCTGAATGCGGAGTTGGTGAACCTTCGGGCGAGATATCGGGAGTTGAGTGCGGAGCAGAGGGAGACGTTTGGGCCTCAGTTGCTGAGGAGGATTAATGTGCTAGATAAGGAGTTGAAGGAGATTGACCAGACGTTGGGTCAGAACTTCCGGAATGTGGGTAACTATGCGGATTCTATCCGGGATGCGTTGGGGAGCATTGGGGGGATCGATCTGGCGGCGTTCACAAATCCGGCCACGGCTATCGCAGCGGCGGGAGCGGCGGCCATTGCGGGGGCGCGGGAGTTGGCTCAGATGGCGGAGAGGGTGAGAGAGTTGAGGGGGGAGATTCAGAACCTGACGGGGGCGACGGGAGCGGAGTTGGATGAGTTCACGGCCAGAGTTCAGGGGATCGCGGACACATTTGATCAGAGTCAAGAAGAGATCAGTAACGCGGCGAATGCGGTATCTCAACAGTTGGGGATCGGGTTTGATGAGGCGTTGAGTAGGATTGAGGAGGGCTTTATTGCCGGATCCGATCAAACGGGAGAGTTTTTGGACAACCTGAGAGAGTACCCAGCCTTTTTTCAGGAGGCGGGATTGGGTGCGGATGCGTTGTTTCAGGTGATCAATCAGCAGGTTACTCAGGGGTTGTTCTCGGATAAGGGTGTGGACGCGGTGAAGGAGGCCACGCTGAGGCTGAGAGAGCTTCCACAGGCGACGCGGGATGCGTTGGCGAACATCGGCATTACGGCGGATGAGGTACAGGAGAGAATTGGACAGGAAGGTATCGGAGGAGCGATTGCGTTGGTGAGTCAGCGGTTGAGTGAGTTGGAGGCGGATTCACCGGAGGTCGGTCAGGCGTTGGCGGATATCTTTGGAGGACCGGGTGAGGATGCAGGGTTGAGATTTATCACTTCTCTGAAGGATATCAATCAGGCGACGGGGAGCCTGATTGATACCACGAATGAGTATCAGTTGCAGCAACAGCGGACGCTGGAAGTGAATCAGGAATTTGCGAGGGTTCAGGTTCGGGTTGCGGAGGCGATGGGGGGAACGGGATCGAGCTTTGAGAATCTGTCCACCCAAGCGCAGACGCTGGCGTTGCGGGCGCTGTTGCCGATCATTAATCTGCTGAGGAGTATTTGGGAGGCGACGCAGCCCCTTCGTACATCATTGGGGGAGTTGTTCCAGTCGTTAGGATTGGTGACGGAGGAGATGGGGATTTGGGAGACGGTGATGAGGGTAATTGATGCACAAATTAGGGTAGTATCTGGAGCGGTTGGGATATTGAGCCAGGCGGTTGGTTTTGTAGTGGATCGGTTTACGGATGCGGTAAATATCGGTCGGGAGTTTTTGGAGTTCATTGGGGTATTAGAGGAGGAGCAGGAGGAGCAAGCGAGTGCGGCGTCTCGGATGGGTAGATTCAACCGGGATGCGGCGGCGGAGTTGGCCCGTCTGAAGAAGGAGGAAGAAGAGACAGCGAAGAAAACGAAGGAGCTGAGGGAGCAGACGGAGAAGGCGGCGGTGGCCGCGGATGAGTATGCGAAAGGATCGATAGCGGCCCTCAGAGCGGAGATAGCGGGATTGAAGCAGGATTTGGATGAGGCGGTGGTGGGAGATGAAGAAGGGGTGCTATCAAAGCTGATCGATGCGGAGGCGGCGTTGGAGAAGGCGGAGCAGTTCCGGGAGGAATTACGCAACCGGTTGGTGCGGGGGGATGAGGCGGTGAGAGTCACGGGTACTATCTCGGAGCTGAGATTGGATGAAGGGTTGGAGAATGAGGTGCCGGAGTTGCCGGAGATTCAGTCAGTGGAGGAGGAGGAGGAGAGAGCGGAGTTGATCAAACAGATCATTGAGAGCCGGGATGAGGGGATTTTGGCGGCCGCGAAGGCGAGAAATCAGCGATTGATTGAGGAGGAGGAAGCGACGGCGGCGGCGTTGAGAGAGATACAGGCGGATTTGTTTGGTAGTCTGAACCAAGTCCTCAACAGTCTATCCGAATCGAGTCAGGCGCGGGAGGAGCGCGAAATTTCCGCTTTAGAGGATCGGTATGAGCGGGAGATTGATCTGGCGGAAGGGAATGAGGCCAGACAGGAGGAGTTAGAGCAGGAGTTGGAGCAGGAGCGGAATCGGATCAGACAGAGAGAGTTTGAGAAGCAGAAGCGGTATCGGATCGCATCCGCAACGGCATCATTGGCGGAAGGTATTGTGAATATCTTGGCAGCGCCGACGACTATTCCGGACCCATTCGGTACGGCATTTAAAGCGTTGAGGATCGGAGTGTTGACGGCCACCACCGCGGCTCAGATTAATGCGATCAGTCAGCAGAGAGCGGAAAAAGGTGCGATAGTGGATGGGGTGATACGGGGGGCGGCTCATTCGGACATTTCCGGCGGGGTTGGATTGATCATTGGAGGGAGAAGAATATTGGCGGAGAATGGAGAGGGGATTGATGTGGATGAGACGGGGGCGGTGGTGTTGATTAACCGGAGATCGCGGGCGGCGTTCAGTGATGAGCTGAAGAGTGTGCAGGGGAAGGTATTCCCCGGCAAGAGAAGGATGTTGAGTGAGATCAATTCATACCGGGGCTATGGAGAGGCTTTTGAGAGAGGTGGAGTATTAAGGCCGAGTACGGAGGTGGTGGAAGGATTGAGTGGAGGGGTGACGGTACAGAGGAGCGTCCAGACGGCCACGGTGCGGCTCAGTGACTCCGATATTGACCGGATATCCTCCGAGGTAGCGGCAGGGGTGAGATCAGGCGCGAGAATTGGCGTGAGTGAGGGGATGAGTCAGAGGGAAAGGAGATCGGAGCGTGAGCGGGCTTTATTTGAACGGACAAAAGTTAGATAATGGCTAATCAGAGAGAGTACGATGAATTGGAGGAGGCGGTGGAGGAGCTGGTGTTGGTGTCAGATTGGGAGGGGGTTGCGGATCTGATTACTCCGGATAATGTCCGGTTGGTGCGGGATTGTAGTCCTCACCCCATCGAGGCGGAGGATTTTCTAAACGTGAAGAGATTGGAGGAGATGTATTTGAAGGGGCTGGCGGTTTATGGGAGGATCACCACGGTAATGAGTGCGCGGGAGGCGTTGGAGTATTTTAACAGCACGAATGTGGGGGCGTTGTCAGTATGGAGAGCGGGGAGAGATGTGTTGGGGAGTTATGGTGGATTGACGGGTGTGAGTGTGAGGGATAGGTATGCGCAGTTGGATGCATTGGGTCAGAATAAAATTAGCCGAGAATGTTGATTACTGAAGTACAACCAAATAGTCTGTTGGCCCTACCGATATCACAGGGTATTATCTGGCAATTCCGGGAGGATGAGCATGTGATTGCGGAAGGAGCTCCGGCGCTACTGGATGCGATATTTGCCAGTGGTGGAGGTGGAGTGGATGGGCAGACGTTCACGTTTGGGGGAGTGGAGTTCAGTACGGATAGCTCGGTGCCGTACACGGAGACGACGTTTGATTATTCGGGTACGGAGGAGGAATCGGCGCAGAACTTTGCGGGGATGATCCGGAGCAATTACCGTTTCGTGGGGTGGACGGTATCTGTAATTGAGACGGGGTTGTGGATTGTTCGGGTGATCCGGAATCAGGATGGATTGATAAGTGCGGATGATGGGGAGGTGGATTTTGCGGGAGTAGTGCCGGTGATAAATAACACGCAATTTTTGGGAGAGAACCGGGAGGTCCGGAATGAGTGGCTGTGGTGGCAGTTGTGGGAGGGGTTGGATGAGTTATGCAGTCGGAAGGTGTCGCCGATCAGTGGAGAGGGGTTGGTGGCGGTGGATGTGAGATCGGTGGCGAAGTCGGTTCTGAGGTATGTGGACCCTTATTTGGCGTGGACGAGGCCGGAGGTCGATCCGTTGGCAAGCCGGCGGGTCTATTTGCGGTACGGGACGTATGAGATTGATGGGGATGGGAATCGGACGTTCTCGCGGGCGTATGAGAGTGCGGAGGTGTTGGTGGCGGCTTGTCGGCGGAAGGTAAAGGATACGTTGGGGATGAGTCCGTACAGCCCGGAATATACGTTGCCGGTGAAGTGGCTGGATTCGAGGGATCGGGTGAGATGTACGTTGAGGGGAACGTTTGAGTTTTCTGCCATCCTGCTGTATCGGACGGCTGTTTTGCCGGATGCCGTATGGAGGGTAAAGTATGAGTATTACATTGGGGAGGTGGTGTTTGCTACGTCGACGCGGGATATCAGGGAGGAGGGTTTTGTGCATGTACCGATTGGTCCTCAGAACTTGTGCCATTCTCCCGCCAATATCGAACAGGCGGATAGGTACACGGTCACGATGGAAGTGAGTGATGGGAGTGGTGGGTGGCTTCAGTACTCGGAGATATTGGAATTGGAGCTGATCCGGAATGAGTGTACCGGAGGAGAGGTGTATTACCGGGGAGACTTGGGAGCGTGGCAGACGTTGATGTTTGACCGGTTGAGCCGGGAGGATATTGAGGTGGGGGCGGTTCAGTGGGAGAGAGATGTGGAGTTGAATGAGAATGGGGTGAGTGAGGATTTGATACAGCTCTACCATGGTGGAGGAGTGGGGAGGAAGGTGGTGGATGAGAGAGAGGTGGTGGTGTTGGAGAGTAAGCCGTTGACGGATGAGAATAGGTATGAGGTGGAGCAGATGTTGGTGAGTGAGCGGGTGTTTATGAGGGTTCAGGGAGAGCAGTTGGTGGGAACGCGGAGGGTGATTCCGGAAGCGGGTTCGTTCGTTCTGTACCAAAGGGACGAATCGGTACGGGCGGTGGTGGTATTTAGGTTCAACACAGAAAGAACAGCAGTATGATCAGTGTACAGTATTTGGACCCGTGGGAGGGAGCGGTTCCGGTCTACGGGGATGAGTTCGGGAGAGTTTTTTTTGATGTAGATGAGGGAGAGGAGATTGTGATGGGGAAGGGAGTGGAGAGGATGGCGGAGTTCACGGAGGTGAGTCAGGAAGCGGCTCAGAGGATCACGTTGAGCGATACGGAGAGGAATCGCCGGTTGCTGGATGCGGTGCAGATTGATGGGTTGGATGTGGAGGGTAAAGTGGTGAGGGTGGAGGTGGTCAGTGATGGGGTGGTGATAAGTTTGGGGGAAGGGATCATTGTGGGATATGATGAGGGAGGATTTGAGTTGGAGTTATATTCGGATGAATGGCTGGAGAGGGCGAAGGATGTGTTGGTGAAGGATGTGGATTTGGGTACGTTTGAGTTCACGGAGGCGAATGTGATCGCGGCGTGGGGTAGTAGGGAGGGAATGGTGAAGCCGGTGGTGGCGGACTATGGAGCCTTTTGGGAGGTGGGGCAGGTGGTGATGAAGGATTTGCGGATGTGGTTCAGTTTATGGGAGGTGCTGAAGGCGGGGTTTGCGGAGATCGGTTGGGAGTTTGACAGTGACCATTATCGGGTGGGAGATGGAAGGCATTGGTACGGATATCTGAGTGGGGAGTGGTGGCACTATTACCGGGAGAAGAAGGAGGAGCGATATGTGATAGTGGAGCTGGGGGGTGAGGTGGTGATTCCGGGAGCGGGTACGGTGTTGTTTGATGAGGTGCATGATCCGCTCGATCTGTACGATAATGCGTTCAGGCCGAGGGAGTACTTTTATGGGAATATTGATCCGATGGAGGTGCGGTTAGAGGTGACGGTGGATAGGATTGTGGCGCGGTTGCCTCCTCCTCCGCCGGGGAGTCCGCGGGCGTATGTGTTCGGGTTGTCATTGACGCGGAGTGGAACGGGAGGATTTGAGGCGGTAAGGATCGAGACGCGGACGGGATCGATGACGCAGACCGTGGAGGTGGAGGTGAGTTACAAGGAGTTGATAGAGGGAGTGGTGAGTGGAGATAGCTTTGGGCTGTTGTTCACGTATAATGACCCGGAGACGGGAGCGGGGGGTGTGGACTTCTCGCTGTTATCCGGTCGGGTGGAGTTTAGGCCGGACCCGGATTTTTATGTGGAGGGGGATGTGATTGAGTTGAGGGATTTGGTG